TGGCACTGCTGAGGACAATTCTTTGCGGAATTTGGTCATGTTGATGTACGCTTGGTATTCGATACCAGAGTGTATGGACCATGACTTTTTTGAGAATGTCCTGCCAGAGACATATGGTGATGACGTTTTGGCTGCTGTAAAAGAAGCATTTATTGCTTATTACAACAACCATACGTACGCCAAAATTGTCGCCGAGGATTACGGCATGGGATTTACCCCAGCCGCAAAATCAGGCGAACTTAAAGCATATGTGGATGTCGAAACCATGTCTTTTTTGAAGAGAACTTTCGTGTACGACGAAAAGTACGAGAGATGGTTTGCACCGATTAGCAAGAGCACAATTTTCAAGGCGTTGGAGTGGTCAATTCCTTCGGATAAAGTCACTCAATTGGATCAAATTACGCAAACATGCGTGTCGATGTTGTGGGAAACATTCCTGCATTTCCGAAGAGAGTTCGCGTATGAAAAGGTGCGCCTTTACATGGCTAGTGTGCTGAACAGTGAATATAGTTTGGCACATGAGGATGCTATGGAAATCCTACCCCCCTTTTCCCTTGTGGAAGAGAGGATTGTGGGGTAATATGCTTGTAGCATGGCCTCTCCTGGTTACCAACGGGTCAGATTTGTAGGATATATCTGAAACGGATGGCTTGTAGAGGCAACGAGGGAAGCCTATTAAGGCTGTTTGATGTTTTTAGCCCTCTTCACACAATGAGAAAACATCTTCCTACCGTGTCGCGCTAGTTTACGTTGGCTAGCGGTTTGACACGTTAAACTCTACTTACGGCGTGCTATATTTGAAAAAACTAGATTTATGATTTTGGAAGCAGAGATTGGGTTTCAATCCACCGGCGGCGTAGATAAATCCAGTGAGCGAAAACAAGAAAATTTCGTTGACACTGGTGCTGTGTTGCAGGAGAGTGGACCACTACATGAGGAAAAACTCACCTACCCAGAACTCTCGCTTTCTAAGTTTCTTGAACGACCTGTCGAGATTACAGCTGGAGTGTTCTCACTTGGCACGACTTTCAGTAACCGTTATGCAATATGGGATCTGTGGTCACTTGAACCTGCCATTCGTGTGAAACTTCGACAATATGCTTGGATTAGGTGCGACCTG